TGCTCAGCAAAGACCAGATAACAATGAGCTAGATGTGACAATTATTTTTAAAATAATTAATTCAGAACGACCAATCACGCTTAAAACCACCATACAAAGAGTACGATAAAATGAATCTTAGAATAGCAGAATTAGATTTTGACGAGATCAAACAAAATCTAAAAGAATTCCTACAAGACCAAGACGAGTTTACTGACTACGATTTTGAAGGATCTGGACTTTCTGTCTTACTTGATATTCTTGCTTACAATACTCACTACAATGCATATCTTGCTAACATGGTTGTTAACGAGATGTTTTTGGATTCTGCAGTGAAAAGAAACTCTGCAGTCTCAATTGCTAAGCATCTTGGTTATACACCAGCCTCGGTTAGAGGCGCTAGAGCAGTATTAGATGTTACTGTTAATAGTCCAACTGGTCTACCACAAACTTTAACGCTTCCAAGATTTACTTCTTTTACAACTACGATTAACGGAACCGGTTACACATTTTTAAATACAACCGAAAGAACATCAACACCAATTGGAACAGCGTATACATTTGATGATGTAACGGTAATTGAAGGTGAATTTAAAAATCAAGCATTTGTATCGGTAGAGCCAGGACCAGCTGAAAAGTTTGAAATAACAGAAACAGATGTTGATACATCTACGCTGATAGTTTCTGTACAAAAATCTGCAACCGATCTTACAACTACCTCGTATACACTGATTGACGATATAACTGGAATTGTTGGAACAAGTGAAGTATTTTTTCTACAAGAAAATCCATTTGGAAGATATGAGATTTATTTTGGTGATGGTATAGTTGGTAAAAAGTTAGAAGTTGGTAATATTGTAAATGTTAGATATCTTGTTCCTTCTGGCACAGATGCTAACGTATCAGATCTAGTGACTCAGACGTTTACAACCACTACTATTGGTGGCTCTAGCAACATTACGATTACTACTGTATCAAATTCTTCTTCTGGTGCAGACAAAGAGTCTATAACTTCAATTAAGTTTAAGGCTCCTCTTGTAAATGCGGCAAAGAACAGAGCTGTCACAGCAGAGGATTATAAGGCTCTTATTTCAGCAAACTTTTCTGATGCTGAATCAATATCTGTGTGGGGTGGTGAAGATAACGATCCTCCAATATATGGCAAAGTGTTTATATCTCTTAAGCCATTTGATGGGTTTACTGTTAGCCAAGAGACTAAGCAAAGCATTATTAATAACATTCTCAATCCAAAGAAGGTGCTGGCTATTCAACCAGAGTTTGTAGATCCAGAATTCTTTTTTGTAAATCTGGTGATTAATGTCGAGTACAATTCTTTAACCACTACCAAAACACCTAGTCAGTTGGAAACTATTGTAACCAACACAGTAAATAATTATTTCTCAACAAGTCTACAAAAATTTGATTTAGATTTTAAGAGATCAAAGTTGGTTAATTTGATTACAAGCTCTGATTCATCAATTGACAGCGTTATAATGTTAATTAAGCTCCAAAGAAGATTTTTGTTTACGTTTAATCAAACAAACTCGTTTGTTGACGAGAATGCAATCAACTTTCAAAACAAAATAGCTCCTGGCACACTTTCATCCACCAAATTCTTTGCTTCAATAGGTGGCGCTACGGTTCTTGTGAGCGCTGCTGACATTCCATCTGTAATGCCTCCAGATCCAAACGGCACTGGTACGCTTGCTTTGTTTAGAGCATCTGATGGTGCTTCAATTCAAAGTAACTTTGGCAGCGTTAATTACGGAACTGGCCAAATTACAATTAATGAATTTACTCCTGTATCGTTCCCAGAAGGTATTACCAACTTTAGATTAACTGCTTCTATCCAAGAGATTAGTCAAAACATTGAAGTGTTTAGAAATCAGATTTTAATTATTGACGACAGTGTTCTTAATGTGGCAATTGGAACCGAGGCCGGCTTGACTGTAAATGTGACACCAATAGTTCAATAATGACCACTAGTAGAATAAAAGAAAAAATATCTGCTCTTGTAAGCAGTCAATTACCTGAGTTTATTCAGAGTGATTTTCCTACGTTTGTAGAATTTATTGAAGCATACTACAGGTTCTTAGAACAAGATCAAGGTGCTTCTGAGCTTTTACAAAACGCTAGAAGTTATAATGACATTGATAGAACTACAAACGATTTTGTACAATATTTTTTAAACACCTATGCTAAAAATATACCACAAGGGCTTTTAGGCGACAATAGGCTTTTAGTTAAAAAAATAAAAGATCTTTATCAGGCCAAGGGTAGTGAATTATCGTTCAAATTGTTGTTTAGGATTTTATTTGATTCTGAAGTTAGTATTAGAGTGCCTTTTGAAAACGTTTTAAGGTCATCTGGTGGCAACTGGCAACAAAACTTCTCTATTAGAGTAGAAACAACAACGGGTGACAGAAATGATCTTGCAAACAGAATTATAAGACATACTGCTGGTGGTGTTATATTTAACACTCCAATTGTTAGAGTAAAAATTTTAACATCGTCATTGACTGAATTGTTTTTAGATAGTGCGTTTTTGTCTTCAAGCTACTCTGTGGGTGATACAATTGAAGTATATCAAAATTCCACCCTCATTTTTTCAGGGACTATATCCCCCACAACAACATCCTTTACAATTACCCAACCTGGCTTAGGTTTCAAAGTTGGTCAGCTTTACATAATTAATTTTGCAAGTGGTGTTAACACAATTGTAAAAGTTAATAGTGTAAACAGTTCTGGTGGTGTTACTGGTTTAAAATTTTTAAATTATGGTTATGGGTTTAGTAGTTCACCAGGATTTTTTACTGTTACGCTAGATCCAACAAAAGCTATATCTGAGTCTGTAAGTTTTTTGCTATCAAAAACACAAGGATTTGGAAGCAAAGGATTTGTATCTTTAATTGATCCAAGCAGTCCAGAAAATTATTTTCTTGAAGATTACGTTAGTCCTCAAACTTATACTCTTACCTCTATTGCTCAGACATTTAACAATGATGTATTTAATCCACAACAAACAACACAACAAACTGTTCCTGCTAATTTTAGTATAGTTAAGTTTAATGTTGGAGCTTTAGCTTCATATCCTGGATCATACTTTACCGACCAAAGTTTTATATCTGAATTTGAAGTTAGATTGCAAGATGATGAATTATATCAGCCATTTGCATACCAAACTGTAACAGAAGTTGATATTGAAGATTTCTTCGACATAGTTAAAAAGCTTATTAATCCTGCAGGTCAAACATTATTTAATAATAGAACGTTGTTTGCTAACGTTGATATCTCTGCGAGCTTGGTTGTTACTCCAATCTCTAATATATCGTTTGAGGCATATGATTCGTTTGAGGTCTTAGATCCTAACATTCTTGATATTAGCAAATCACTCTCAGATCAGCAAACCGTAAACGATCCATTTGCATTTACATTTAGTAAACCAACATCTAGCAATGTTGCATCAGTTTCATCTGTTAACACGTTTAGTCTAAATAAAACAATTTCAGACACAAGCAACGTTACCGATCCATTCATCGCAGTTGTCTCTTATAACAGAGTTTTTGATGATACAGCAAACGCTGTTGTTTTGACGTTTAACACATTGACCAAATCGATAAATAACAATGAATCTAATGTAAGTTTATCTGAGTCTGGCATACTAGAAATTCAAGATTATTTTGAGGAGTCTATCAGCAGATATGTAAATGAACTTTATGTAGGTGGCTCATTTAACATAATTTAAAGGAAAACCATGTTCACAGAATCAATCGCTGTCAAAGGCAATTTAAAAATTGATCTTTTGGATGAAAACCAAAACATCAAAGATACAAGACATATTAAAAACCTAGTTGTAGCTAGTGGTAAAGCTCATATTACAGCTAGAATGACTTCCAACACCACAGCTGTAATGAGCCATATGGCTATTGGATCAGCCAACGTCAATCCAACAACATCAGATACTGCACTTGGCACAGAAACTGCTAGAGTTAGTTTAGACTCAGCCAACGTTGTAAGCAATACAATTACATATGTTGCAACATATGGAGCCGGTGTTGGTACTGGACCAGTTACTGAAGCAGGAGTGTTTAACGACTCATCGGTAGGAACTATGCTTTGTCGAACAAGGTTTGATGTTGTTAACAAAGGAGCATCTGATATTATAGTCATTACATGGAACGTGACGGTAGAATAAGATATGTCTTTTTTGTTAAAGGATGGTGTTCGCGGAACAACCATTGAATCCATTTACAATGACTTGTTCTCGGCAAGGGGTAACTATTTTTATTTTATTGGCAAGATATTAAACTGGCCTGATCCTTTTAATCCTCCAGCACCACTTGATACTCAAAGTTATGAGTATGAAACAAGAAACGAGCTTCTTTCCGTAAAAAAAATTACGATTGCAGATGTTTCGTTTGTTGTCCCTAGAATAAACTGGGCATCTGGAACAGTATATGACCAGTTTGATGGAGACTATAGTTCATCATTTCCAGCAGCTTCTGGTGCCACAAGCCTCAAGACCTCAAAGTTTTATGTTTTAACATCTTCGTTTAATGTATACAAATGCTTGTTTAATAACAATGGAGCAGCATCAACTGTTGAACCATCTGGCACAGATTTAGCAACAATAACGACAGCTGATGGATACATCTGGAAGTATCTCTACACAATACCACTCTCCTCGAGAAACAAATTCTTTTCAGAAAACCTAATGCCTGTTCAACGAAGTGTGTTGAACCCATTTTACTCTAATGGTGAAATAGATTTAATTAGAATTGATAGCAAAGGATCTGGCTATCTTGGAAATTCTGAAGTTACTCTTCAGGTTAACGGAACATTCAAAAGCAACGTTGGTAATGTAGTTGCAACACTAACACCTGTGTTTAACACATCTGGCTCTATTGTAGATGTTAAAATTAGAAACGCTGGAAACAATTATGCCACTGCTAATATTACAATAACTGATAATGCTTCGACTGGTGTTAGCTATTATAAAAATCTCGTTGCAACTTCGATTACAAATCCTGGCAGTGGTTATTTGAGCAATGTTCAAGCCAATACTACCTCTATCGTTACAACTACTGGCACACAACCTACAACTGTCGCTAATGTGTCGTTGGTTTATAGTGCAAATGCGGTAGTTGGTATAACAATTAACAACCCAGGAAATGGATACACGCCAGCAATTGTTGCTAACACAACTTTAACTATATCTACTAGTGGTAATGCTC